GTATGTAGAAGTCAACGAAAGACTTAAATACTTTAGATCAAACTACCCTAACTATTCATTAGTGTCTGAGATAACTCATATTGATTCAGAAATGGTAGTTGTTAAATCAGATATAATAAATGAAAATGGTAAAGTGTTGGCTAGTGGGCATGCACATGAAGAGAAAGGTGCTAACTATATTAACAAAACCAGCTATGTAGAGAACTGTGAAACATCATCATGGGGTAGGTGTTTAGCTAACTTTGGTATAGGTATTGACGAGTCTGTAGCTTCAGCACAGGAATTACAAATGGCTATATCTAAGGACAATAAACCAACTGCAAAAGGAGTCGTTAAAAAGAAAGTCACTATAGATATATATCAAGCTATGCTTAAATCTATCAAGGAAGGTAATAAAGATCTTGTTACTGAGCATATGAATAAGTATGAGATGACTAAGGCACAGAAAGAAGGAATCACAAAAGCTATTAACGAAACAGCATAATAATTATGGATGAGATAATAAAAAAGTTTGCCTCTGACGAGGTTTACTACAGCGACTATTCTTTTGTAACTAACTCACAATTAGGATTAATTAAGAAAAGCCCAGCCACCTATCAACATTATAGAGAAAACCCAAGTGATAGACCTATAACTAAAGCACTTAATTTTGGTAAGGCATTTCACATGTGCATGCTTGAGCATGATAAATATAAAAAAGAAGTAGTAGTAGAACCTAGTGTAAACAAAAGAACTAAAGCTGGTAAGGAAGAGTATCAAAAGTTTTTAACCCTACATGAAGGAATGACAATACTATCTAATGATGAAGATGAGTCTTTAACTGGCATGAGAAATAGACTAACATCTTCTGTTGAAGCTATGGAACTACTGTCTGGAGGTTTATCTGAACAAGTAAATATATGGAATGATCCAGACACTAAAATAGCATGCAAAGGAAAAGCTGATTACTGGAATAAAAAGAGGAATATTCTTGTGGATATAAAGACAACCCAAGACTCTAGCCCCGATGGATTCAGAAAGTCAGCATATAAATATGGATATGATAGACAAGCATCTTTTTATTTAGATGGCTTTGGGGTAGATCAGTTTTGGTTTATTGTTATTGAGAAGTCGGCTCCATATAATATGGCTATCTATTCTTGTAGTGATGAATTTTTAGAAGAAGGAAGAATGAAATACAAAACATTACTAGAAACTTATAGACTGTTTTTTATTGAGAATCTTTTTGATCCATATGAACATGTATACACAGGAACTTTATAAAATAAATATTATGAGTAAATTATTAAAAACATTAAAGACTTGTAAAGTCACAAAAAATAAGGTAGCAGATATAACTGGATTGTCTGTACCAACAGTAAGAAAATACTTAAAACAACCTGATCTATTTTCAATTAAGAATTGTAAGGATCTTGTAAACCATTTAAAATCAAAAGACTATGAGTACACTATTAGAGAACTATTTAACATTAAAGAATAGCTTAAGAGATAAATCTTTTACTAACAACATGCTGTTAATTTGTGAGCAGTTTTTTGTAACTCCAAAAAATATTATGGCTTCAGGTGGTAGAAAAAGAAAATACGTTCAAGCTAGAAACATGTTATGCTACATGATGTATGACAAATTAGACTATAAGCTTGAGGAAATAGCTATGAAGGTAGGATACAAAAATCACACTTCAGTTATGCACTGCATTCAAATGCACGATGTAGATCTAAAGTTTGATTCATCTTACGCTAAAAAATACGAGTACGTGGTGGATAATCTAAAAATAGAGGATCCCCATGATACGGGTGTTGATTATACCAACACTCAAGGAACTCTAAAATCTTTCCATTATAAAATTCTAGCGATAGAAACTAGAATGGAAGCTTTAGAGAAGTTTATTAATTAATTAACCAATTTTTTTATTATGAATAATGAAAACATTTACTGCGGAAGCGGTACAGAAAAGGTCTTCGATGAAGGAAGATCGCTAATTAACTTTTCACTTGATCTAGCAAAACTAAAGGATCACGTGTATGAGTATAATGGCAAAAAATATGTCAACCTAACTATCGGTGCTAACAGAGACGGTGCTAATGATTATGGTAAGACTCATTATGTTAAAATAAATACTTTCAAGCCTGAACCTCAGACTGAAAAAAAGGAGACTAAAAAGGAACCTTTACCATTTTAATTTAACATTTGTGGAGGGGGATATAGGGGTATGTCCCTCTCTATATAAAACCAAAAACTATGTATTTAAAAATATCTGAACACACATCTATTGATAGCAACTCCATCGCAGGTTTTTCTTGTGAAGGTAGAATCCTATATATAATTAGGAAGAATCATGACAAACCCTTGGATATTATATATGATACCGAACAGGAATGTAGCCAAGTATTTCGCAACCTAAATAATCATTTTAAGTGCAAAGATCTAGTCACACTATCATCAAGCACAGCAAGTAAAGAGGAGAAAGAAACAAAGCTAGCCATGTTCAGAGCATTTTGGAGTCTGTATAACAAAAAAACTGGTATGCAGAAATGTCAGGATAAGTTTCTTAAGTATGGAGTAGCCACGATGCAGATCATAATAGATGCTGTACCTACATATGTAAAAGAAACTCCTGATCCAAAATTTAGAAAGCACCCACTTACTTGGTTGAATGGAGAATATTGGAAGGATGAAAAAGTAAAAATAGAAGAGAAAAAGAAACAAGAATTTAATGTAAACGATTTATTTAAATGAGCCTAAATAATGATAGAATACGAATTAATAAAACACAAGGGGAGGTAAGACATGTATGTCATAATTGTTCTGGAGATCGTAAGAAATCTAACGAGAAATGCCTAGCCATAAACGCAGAGACTGGAGCATATTTGTGTCATCACTGCGGAGATAGTGGAATTATTAATCAATATAAAACATACGAAAAGAAAAAGGATATAGAATATTCTAGACCTGTAATGACTAACTCTACTGGATTGTCAGATGAAATGGTAGAATGGTTTAGATCAAGAGGTATATCTCAAAAGATATTATTAAAAAATAAAATAACACAGAAAAAAGAATATATGCCACAAGTTTCAGAAAATAGAAATGTTATATGCTTTAATTATTTTAGAGACGGAGAACTTGTAAATGTGAAATACAGAGATGCAGAGAAAAACTTCAAGCAACATAAAGATGCTGAAAAGATATTCTACGGTCTCGATGATATACAAGATCACAAAGAGGTATATATAGTAGAGGGTGAGATGGACAAGCTTTCCCTTAATGAAATAGGTATAGAGAACTGTTTGTCGGTTCCTGACGGTGCACCAAACCCTGGAACTAAAAACTATGACAATAAGTTCTCATACCTAGACAACTGCTGGGAATATTTTAAGGACATAGAAAAAGTATATATATGTTCTGATAACGATGTAAATGGAAGAGTTCTGTTAGAAGAGCTTAGTAGAAGGATAGGTAGAGAGAGGTGTTACGTTGTAAAGTTTCCAGAGGAAGTAAAGGATGCTAACCAAATGCTTGTAGATCAAGGTGTGTTAGCTCTTGAAAGAGTATTGAAAGATGCTGAACCATATCCAGTAGATGGTATATTTACCGTTAGATCTGAGCAAGACTACATGATAGATGTATTCAATAACGGTAAGAAGAAAGGACTAACTACAGGATATCAAATTTTAGACAACCACTATACCCTCAGAACTTCAGAGTTAGATGTGTGGACAGGGATCCCAGGCTCAGGTAAAACAATGATGGCTTTGCAGATAATGTTAAATGCCTCTGTTTTATACGGATGGAAATGGGGAATATTTTCTCCAGAAAACTATCCTGTGGGAGACCTGTTCGACACTCTGGCTGAGATGTATATTGGTAATACGTCTGATGTAGACGTGCAAGATAGGATGACTATATATGAATATGAGAAAGCTATAGAGTTTTTAAATGATCATTTCTTTGCTATATATCCTGAAGACGATTTTAGTTTAGACAATATACTATCTAAGTTTAAACATTTAGTATTGAGACATGGTATAAAAGGCTGTCTGTTAGATCCATTCAATCAACTAGATCATAAGTTTGCTGGTAAAGATGAAACAACATATATAGGGGAGTGCTTGACTCAGATAAGAAGATTTGAACAAGTCAATGATCTGAAGTTTATAATCATAGCACACCCAAGAAAGATGGATAGAGATGATCAAGGTGGTTATAAAAAGCCTACAGCCTACGATATTAGTGGTAGTCAAAATTGGTTTAACAAAGCTGACAATGTTATATGTATACATAGAGATGACTCCATGGATATAAACAATACATCAGTAGCTTTCAGTGTCCAAAAGGTTAAGTTTCAAAAACTGGTGGGTGTACCAGGAGAAGAGTCACTAAAGTATGACAGGAGGTCTGGCAGATATTTGGATTATCAAATGAGCTGTCCCCTAGATAGTGTTAGTCAGACTCATAGCTTGTGGATTAAAAATACATACTAATGAGAAAGACAATATACTTACTAACACTTAATTGTTATTATCAAAATATAAATGTAAATAGATTGGGAAAGAAAATGGTTAGTAAGAATAAAAACAATATAGTAATAGAGAAATGTTTTACAGAAAATAATATAGAGAATCTTATGAACTGTAAAAGATCTATGGATAAGATAAGATTTGAAATAGCTAAGAAAACAAAAAAGGAAGTTGAAGTAACTATAGAAGAGATAGTTAGCTCTTTAGACTTAGGTCTGAGTAATGATATATATTAACTAAAATTAATTATTATGGATAGAATATTTTTTATTGTGGCTATGCTGACGTTACAGCTATCCGCACAAATTCAGAACGGTTTGTATTACTCAAACGATATATACACATCAGACGTGAATAACTATGAGACTTATAATACAGAAAAGATTGACGCAAAACAGTATATAAATATAACAGATAACGGTATAAGAATATATAGTCCAAATGGTATAGGAGTTTATCACGCTTGGATTAATATAGGTATGTTTGATAAACATTATACTTATGTTCTTAGTAATGGATCTAAAGTTTGCTATGGACCAGAGATAAAAGGTATATACTATTTCTACGATAGCGAATATGATCCTGTTGAATATAAAAAAGTTATTGAGTTTAGGAATATGAAAACAGTTATAAGATCTAATAATTACCTCATGAATATAAGATGAAAAAAAAATATAATAAAAAAATAAGGAATGCTACAGCCACCACCTTCAATGGAATTAAATTTAAATCAAAGCTAGAGAAGTTCACCTACCAGTGTCTAAAGGTGGCTGGCATACCTTTTAACTACGAAGAAGATAGATTTGTTTTAATAGATAAGTTTATATATACAGGTGAATGTATTGAAAAGAAAAAAAGTAAAGGTAAGAATGTATTTGTAAAGTCTTCTGAAAACATATCTCAGGCTACCTATCTACCTGACTTCACCAATCTTGAGCAAGGATGGATTATAGAATGCAAAGGTCTTAGGACAGAAGCGTTCAATCTTAGATGGAAATTATTCAAGAATATGCTTGCAAAACAGAAAAAAAGTTACGATCTTTACATGCCTGGTACTCAAAAGCAGATCATGGAAGTTATTGAAAAA